CGACGCGGTGGTTGCCGGAATTGACTCGCTCACCAATCTGGCTACCTCATTCCCGCGGGTGCGGGTGAGCCTGAGCAACACGATCATTCCGGCCGCGGTCACGACCACGCTTCCTTTCGCCGCCACCGAATTCAACATCGGCACCTCGACCAACCTGTCCTATGACAGCGCGGCCATTTACCTGCCGGTCGGTATCTGGCTGGCCACCTTTGAACTGCTGCTCGTGCAGTCGCCCGTCGACTATATCGAGCTGCACCTTTTCGGCGGGGCAACGTCGGCATTCGCCGATATGCGCGCCAACCCGGTGCACACCGGAGACCAGGGAGTCGGCGGAACCGCGCACGTGACGACAACGATCGTCTCTTCCGACCCGACCACACCGAAAAGGGTCGGCGTCCAGTGGTTCCCGAATAACACGGCGTTCAATTACACCGTCAGGTATATGGCCCTGTCCGCCGTCAAGGTATCGGATTACTTCACATGAGCGGAACCACACCTGTCGAGGGGTACCCGTACCCGCTCCCGGCGGACTTCGCGGACGTGCAGGACGCCTTCCGTCTCGCGACGGCCGTCGACGCCGACCTGCGCGCGGAGCAGGCGCCCTTCCGGTCGTTCCTCGCCCGGCCGTCGTTCATCGCGCGGCAGACGGTCAACGGCAGCGGCTTCATCTCCGGCACCGACACCCTGGCCGTGGGGGCTATCGACTGGGACAACACGGGCGGCCTGACCATTGGTACGACCAACTGGAATCAGCCCGCGAATCAGCAGCCGTCCTGGTGGATGTTCGGGGCGACCATTCTCGTTGCCGTCGTCTCGGGTACGCCGGTGGTGGGCGATGTGAACATGGGCCGGATCAACGTCACCACGACCGATCAGGTGGCGGGCACCAGCTCGACGACGTCTTTCTATCAGCGCAATGACGAAACGAACACGGGCGGCGAATGGATCAACCTGTTCGCTATGGCCCCGATCTATCAGGGGTCGGTCAACGCTGCGCTTCTTCTCAATGGCAGCACCCAGAAAACGACGCAGGCCGGGTCGCGTTTCTGGGGCATGTATATGGGGCCGGTGAACTGACGTGGTGATGCGTAAGACCCCCAACCTGCGGTTGCGTTACCCGTGGACCGATGACGTGGTATCGGCGGCCGACGTGGATGCGATGGCGGCGGACATCGATCAGGCGCTGGTGCAGACGCAGTCGCTGGCCGACAGCTTCGCCCGCTTCTCCTCGGTAACGGTGCAGCGCGCCGCGGTGCAGAGCATCACCAAGGCCACCCTTACCGCGATCAGCTTCGACACGCTGATCTTGGACAACGGCACCGACAGCCCCCTCGCGAACGGGGCTTGGTACAACGCGGCGGCGCCGACCAGGCTGACCGCTCCGGCGGCGTGCGTGGTGCTGGCACACGGCATGCTCGGGATGAACCTCGGCTCCGCGCTCGGGGTGAACGGGATCATCCAGGCCACGATCGCGCTCAACGGGGCGACCGGGCAGCCGGGCGTGCAGGGCACGAAGTGGAACCCGATCAGCACGGTTTCGGGGCAGCAGTGGACGTCGGCGGTCTCGATGTGGAATCTCGCCAAAGGCGACTTTCTGGAGTTGAAGGCGTATTGGACGGGAACCCCGGCGGGTCCGTTCAATACGGACAATGTCATTCCGCCGACGTTTAGCCTGATGATGGTGGCTCTGCCGACCGTTCCATGATCCGTCAGACCTTTATGAAAGGATGGTTTATAGAAGTAGGACTGACGGAACGGGGCGCAATGAACTTGGTAAATGCGGACAATCTGCCCTGGTACTTGATCGGTGTTCTGGTGACCGCCCTGCTCACCGTGTTCTATTCCATGCTGGGCGGAAAGATCGTTTCCAGCCGCGTGTCCGATCTTCTCCGCGAGAGTGCTGAAAAGCGGGCCGAGGTCGCGGAGGCAGGAGCCGCGGCCAATACTGAGGCGGTGGGTTCACTCGTCGACTCGGTGGGAAAGCTTATGGTGCTCGCAGAGAACCAGGACAAGATCATGACTGCCCTTTACCTGCGGGGCGGACGAGGAGGTGGCTCGTGACGTGGCGGCCATGGCGCAGGAAGGTCCAGGAAGCCACCGAGGCGGTCCGGGCGGCTGAGCGCCTGCGCGACACCGCGCAGGCCCAGCAGCGGGCCGCTGAGCGGCTCACGCCCCGGGTAGCGGCCGTGTCGGCGTCCCTGGAGAAGTTCCGCAGCAACGCCCGCATCGACGCCATCCTGCGCGGTAGCGAGTGACGTACCGTGGGAGCCGACAAGGAGGAGGTGACAGTGGCTGCTGACTGGATTCTCATCCCGGCCCTGAACGCGCTCTTCATGGCGTTCAACCGGGTCGCGCCCGCCCGGGACAAGCGGTCCGACGGCTCGATCGGCGACACTGCGCACCAGCACGAGGTCTCCGACCACAACCCGGACGAGACCGGCTCGGTGCCGATCCACGACAAGGACCGGGTCAACGAGGTCCACGCGATCGACGTCGACGCCGACCTGCGCGAGTCGGACCTGACCATGGAGAAGGTCGTGCAGTTCCTCCTCGGCCGCTGCCGGTCCGGCGCCGAGACCCGCCTGCGGTACATCATCTACAACCGGCGGATCTGGGAAGCGTCGAACGGCTGGCGTCAGCGGGCCTACACCGGCCCGTCGGCGCACACCGAGCACGCGCACTTCAGCGCTTCCTACGACACCGCCAAGGAGGCCGCGACGGCCTCATGGCACCTGGAGGACATCCCCGTGGCACTCACCGAAGCGGACAAGAAGTGGATCTCCGCCGACAACGACCGGGCCGCCAAGGCCGCCGTCGCGGCGAACAACGCCAAGGCCGCCGACGCGGTCTGGGCGCACACCGAGAACCGGGTTCCCGCCGGTACCGGCGCCTCGTCCATGGCGGCCGTGGCCGTCTACAACGAGGCCCGGATCAAGGAAATCTCGACGGCCGTCGGCGCGAAGGCGGTCTGAGGTGCAGAGCCTGGATTTCAGCACCGCGCTGTACGAGGTGAAGGGCGGCGCCAAGATCGCCCGGCAGGGTTGGAACGGTAAGGGCCTCTGGGTCGCCCTGTCGCCAGGCTTCAAGGTCGGCGCCGAGCGGATCTTCTCGGAGCCGATCAAGCGGGCCGTCGGCGACGACCTGGGCGTCTTCCGGCCGTACCTCATGATGCGGTCGGTCGACGGCGAGTTCGTGCCGTGGATCGCGTCGCAGTCCGACCTGCTCGCCGATGACTGGGAGGTCGTCCCGTGAAGAATTTGATCAAGAAGTACCCGCTCGCGACGCTGGCTACCTGGGCGGCGTCGGTCCTCGCCGTGCTGGTGCTGCTCCAGACCAACGGCATCCTCACCGGCCAGGCCGCGCACTGGGCCGAGGTCGCGGCCGGGGTGCTTCAGGTGCTTCTGACGGTGTACGCCCGGTCGAAGGTCACGCCGGTCGCGAACCCGAAGGACGACCTCGGTCGCCCGCTGGTCCCGGCCACCCTGATTCCCCCGGCGAAGTAGATGGCCGGGCGCACCCCTACGGCGGTCACCTCGATCAGCCGGACGGCGCTGACGGCGTTCCCGACGCCGTCAGCGGCCGGGGACGTGAGCAACGGCAACGTCAGCCCCAACGACGGGGCGACGTTCCTGGCCGTGGTGTCCGGTGATGCGTCGCCGCACGGGCTGACCGTGACGGTGGTCAACGGCGTCGACGGGCTGACCGCGGGGCCGCGGGCGTACACGGTTCCGGCGGCAGCGTCGGGTGTGCAGCTCGCAGGGCCGTTCCCGATCCAGTTCTACGGGTCGCAGCTCCTGTGGAACGTCGACTCCGCGCAGGTCAAGGTTGCCCCGTATTCGCTGCTCGGCCCGTAACGCCGGAACGTTTTTGATCTTGGACAGATAAAAGCGCGGGCCCTGACCTCCCAGCAGCCGGTCAGGGCCCGCGCTTCTTCATGCCCCTGCCGTCCGCTCCGACGGCAGGTCGTCTACTCCGGGTCAGGCGTGCTGGGCCAGACCTCTTCGCGTGCCTCGTAGTCGCTCCAGCCCTCCGCGAGCAGCGCCATGTAGTCGCCCATCTTGTGGGCCAGCTCCAGCATTCGGGTCACCGAGTCGGCCGGGGTGGCGCCGTCCCACTTCGGGGCGTGGGGCAGCTCCGGCACC